TACTTTGATATCCACCCCGCCAGTTTTTGCGCCGTAATCTTTCAACACTGTCGTGACTGTCTGCGCGATATCGGTGGGGGAGCTCACGCCCGCCTGGATGGTGATGAAGTAATCGCCGGCACCTGCTCGGCCTGCGGTGGCGCCGAGTGTTTCCGAGAAGCCAGGTATTGACATACCTGCGGCGGTGCCAGTGGCGGCGATGCCTTCAAGGTCTGCGTTGAGGCTGCTGATGCTCATGCCTGACGTACCTGCAAGGAGGTCTTTGGCTACTTGTGCACCTGCTACGGGTCCTAGGTCGAGAATCTGCCCAAGCCCTGCTTTTGACAGCCCTGCCTTGGCAAGTTGGCCGACATAGCCGGCGAATGCTTTAGCGGCTGCGATTTGTTCGGCGAAGATCGCGGCGTAGTTTTTGGGTTTGACTGCTTGCGCGTCGCTGACGTTCTGTTCGGCTTTTGCAACACCGTCTAGGGCGTTGGCGTAGTCGTTGGCGCTGCCGGTGGCTTGCGCCTGCTGGAGAACGGCATACGCTTCGCGGCGTTCTTTGAGTGCTTCGTTGAGTTTTTCGGTGCTGTCCGTTTGGGAGTTTGCTGCCTCGCTGAATGCGGCGCCGAGGTTGACTTGCGAGTTGATAGCGGTGCTGACTTCTTGCACGTATGCGCGGATCGCTTGCTTAGCGTCTGCCAGGCTTTTCTTAAAGTTTGCGTAGCGTGTTTTTTCTGCCTCGGCTGCCTTGTTTTGTTTTTCGGTGGCTGCGGCCTCGGCTGCTGCGGCTTTTTCGTTGGCTTCCCTGCCGCGGTCGATCATGTTTTTCATAATGCCCGTCTCCGTTGTGACCTGGCTGGTTGCTGCAGCCTGTTCGCGTAGCGCCTTCGCGTTGCCGTAAACCTTGGCGGTCATTGCGACGATGGCGGCAAGTGCGACGGCTGCGGTGGCGATACCGATACCCGTGGAGATCTGCACCGCAAGGTTGGCTGATGCCAAACCTGTCTGCGCCAGGGCGTAGGCCGCGGACACTGCCGTAGCTGTAGCCATAACCGCTTTAACGGCGAACAGAGCCACGGTTAGGCCGCCGACGGCAACGGTGACGGCTGCAACCAGTGGGGCGTTTTTGGTGGCCCACGCTGCGAACTTTTGCATTTCGACGGCGCCGGCGTCAAACGCGGGGGCGAGTGCTTCGCCAACTAGGTCTGTGATTTCGCCGAGGCTGTTTTTCATTTTGGTCGTGGCTGTAGCTGTTGCCGCTGCGGTGCCCTGGACCTGCTGCTCTACCGCGCTAAGGATCATGTCTTGCGCTTCCAGCATCCTGTTCGATTCGACAAGGGTGCGGATTTTTTCGCGTTCTTGCGTCGTGAAAGTAATGCCGGACCGCGCCAGGGCGGTCACGCCCTTTATGGGGTCCTGGAGGGCCTTGCCGAGCTGCACCGCGTTCATCGTGGCCTCGCCAAACCCTGCGGCGCCCATATCGATCGCGGCTTTCGTGGCGCGGTCAAATGCCCCACCTGCTTCGTCTGCCGTTTTTGCTATCTGTGAGAACGTGAGGAGCTTGGCTTGCGTTTCCTTAATGCTCTCTGCAGTCAGTCCCGTTTCGCGTTCTAATTGGTCGCCCAATTCCTGCAGCCGGCGAACCACCTGGCCCGTTTGCATACCAAACAAGCCCATGCTTTTCGCGATCTGCGCCACCCGTTTGTTGGCCTGCTCTGCCTTTTGGAAACCCGAATAGATTGCGACACCCATGCCGCCAACGGCTGCACCTGCAACGGCAAACGCGGACGCCGCCGACTTCATCTTGGCTTTCGAGTCGTTTGCGAATCTCTGCAGATCGCGTTCGGCACGTGTCAACGATTGCCGCAACGGGGCGGTATTACCTGTGACCGGAATGGAGATAGATTTGCTTGCCATTGTTCTCGATTCTAGCCCGCGTTAGTAGGGCGCTGCCCCGGTGCGAAATCATGCGCCCGGATGAGTTGATCCATGCGCTGCTCGTAAACCTTCAGAACTTCATCGCGACGGCCGTCTAACGCTTCATAGATAAAGGGCTGCGGCTTAATCCTCCGAGCTGGCCACCCGAAATGGATGGGCCCCGCATACGGCACACTTTGACCGCGGCCAATTCTTACCCGTCCCTGGCGTTGAGTAGGTGCCGAAACAATGGTCGAAGATAGCCGCCCCGTGAGATTAGGCGCCAGGGGTTTCGCTGCCACCGCAATTATTTCGCCGGCCTTGCGGTGAGTGTCTTTCATATCGTCGCGGCTGTCTTTAGACAGTGCGCGGAGATCGCGTTGGACTTCTTTGAGGCCTTCGATTTCTAAACGTCCACCGCTTTCTAGGCGGTAGCCATAGCTGCCAGTTGTTGCCATGCTTCGCCTCCGGTGGTTTTAGTGTCGGGCCACAATTCTCGGACCATAACGGCGAGGATGGTGGGCGGTGTCTTTAATAGGTCTAGGGGGCTGATGCCAGTGCGGACCGCCATGGCCCCAATTAGCCAGGAGGTGCTGCCGGGTCTAAAGGGTCGGATTCCTGCGGCAATTCAACCTCGAAGGACTCCATCGTGCGGAGCCACGGCTTGAAATCTAACGGGGTGCGCCCGTCGTCGAAGATCGAATGCCATGCGGCGAAGTACAGGTAGGCACTTCGCGGGTGGTCCTCGCTGAATGCTTCGCCCCAGGCCTTGCCGAAATGTTCCTCAAATGCGACTTCTGTGGATGCGGTGATTGTTGTGCGGCTCTCGGAGCCGTCTTTGTGCTTGACGGTGAGTTTGAGAGACATTGCCTAGCTCTTGACGAGCGTTCCCCCTGTGAAGGTGACACTCTGAACCGAGAGCTCCCCAACGGAACCAACCACGGGGGTCGAGGCCTGGAGGAACATATTGGAACAGGTATACGTGTCGCCCGTGGAGGTGTTCTTAACTACGAGGGTATTAGTACCGGAGCCCGTAGCCGAGAACAGTGTGGCCGCTGTTTTGGTGGCGGCTTCGTCGTTGAGTAGTTCCAACGTCACGCTGAGGTTTTGCAGGCCTCCGGTAAACCGGTGGCCCTGTGCAGCTGCGCCACCGCTGCCCATCGTGGTTACTTCAATAGAGTCGCGCTCATAGTTGACGGTAACGGCGCGGAGGTATTCCGATAGGGCCACTGTGTTAATGGTTACGCTGGCGTCGGTTAGTACGAAAATAGCCATTTGACTAGTCCTTTTCCTTGGTGGTTTGCTTTGTGGTTTCGATAACTCCGTGCTCGATCAGTTGTTCAACTGTGCACGAGGCCGCGAGGATTTCGGTTTCTGTCACCGTCGTCCCCAATGGGCCGAGGGTGCTGTTGTCTGCGATGATCTTGTAACTAGCCATATATATCTACTCCGAATCTGTAGGCGAGCATGTCCACCCCTGACACTGTAACAGTGCGCGGGTTGGCGTCCGTGACTTGCAAATTATCGCAAGCGCCGCCGAGTGTCCTGTCTGCTTCTATTGCAGCTTTAACACTTGAAACACCCGATCCTGCCAGGTAATTGTCAAGGCGGTCGGCTGCTCCGCGTTCGCTCATGCGGCCGACAATTACGAGCACGTAGGCGCGGTATTTGTCAAGGCCTCGCACCATGGCTTCGTCAAACTCAACCTCGACGGGTTCAATGACTGCCGCGGGCGGTGCGATTGAGTCGGGCACGTAATCGAATACGCGCAAGCCGGCAATGGTGTCGATCGCTGTGGCCAGGCCTGCGCGGACGGGTGTGGGGTTCACGCGAAGAACTCGCGACGGTAGGCGCGGACCATTGCGGCAATGTCGCGGCCGAGTGGTGACATACGGATGGCGCCGAGCTCTGAAAGGCCGAGGACGCCACCAATGGAGTCTTTGCGCTTGTATAGGTCGGCGCTGAGGATGTAGGTGGCCTGCTCGATGTCGTCGGGCACTGTTGGCCATCCCCATCGTGCGGTGACTTGTACGGCGGGGCGGGCATTAACGGGGATGGAGAAAGTGTTGGAACTAACCACGGTGAGGTAATTGACCGGGCGCCCTTGTGCTAGCGCGTTGGTTGGTTCCACGATGTAGTCGGTGTTAATCGTAAGGGTTTCGGTGTAGGCGCCAGTGTCGTCGGGATCCGTTTTTAGGACTAACCCGGTAAGGCTGCCAATGTCGTCAACGATGACGCGGTTGAGGTTGGTGGGCCGATACGTGCGGGCGCTTGCGCTGCCGTCAAGGTAGAAGCGGCGGTTGGCAATGCGGTCAATGGACCGGCTAGCACTCTCGATGATTTGCTCTAGAAGGGAATCTTCAACGCTGTCGGGAATGCCTAGGTAGGTCTTTAGTCCCGCCAGGGTGATGTAGCCGTTTGTGATCGCCACTTCTACGCCTTTCTGCGGGTTGGGGGTGTCTTAGCTGCTGGCGCCTTGTCCGGAGCCTTGGAGGGCTTCACGGCGCGTTTGGTTGGCGTTGGGGGGGTGCTGACCGGCTCGGTTTGCACAACCCCGCGAGGCGTGGCACCTATCGGGAAACCGAGCCGGTCGAGCTCTGCTTCGACTGCCTTGGCGCGTTCGGCCAGGCCTCGCCGGATATATCCGGCAAGCTCTCGCCGTAGTGCTTCGATGAGTGCGTCGTTGAGGTTCATGGGTGAAACTCCAAACCCCCGACGGGTGTGCGCCGTCGGAGGTGTGGCTGTGTCTGCTAGGCCCAGTTTGCAGCGATGAGGCCGGTGCCTGTGATCGCTGAAAATGCTGTCGGGTACTTGCCGGCGGTGTAGGCGCTGAATCCGAACACAACGGTACGGATGGCGATGTTGCCGTCGGGCTGCTCGAAACGGACATACAACGGGGAGCCGCCGTTGTCCTCCCAAATGTAGGACTCGGAGAAGTTGCCAACGATTACGGTGGTTTCGTTGGTTCCTGTTCCCAGGTTTGTCGGCACGTTTGCGTCTGCAACTACAGGCAAACCGAGGATTTGCAAGCCGCCCATGTCATAGGCAGGGCGGTCGAATGTGCCCGGCGCGTTGAACGGGTTGCCCGCTGTTGCGTTAAACAGTGGGCGGTTTGTTGAGTCAAGTGCGCGGAGCCAGCAACCGATAAGGGTGGGGTGTGCGACGATGTGAGTGGCGCCACCGTAGAAGTTGCTGCTGATGTCCTGAATCGCTGCGACAAGCTTGGGGAAGAACTCAGCCCAGGTTGGGGATGCGTCCGTGTAGGTCGTCGCGTTAATTCCGGAGGTGTTGAGGATTCCGCGGTGTTCGCCTGAGGAGCCTGAACCGTTGATCGCGAGGGAGTCCACTTTGCTTTGGTAGCTGCGGACCGCATCGCCGAGGAGTTGAGTTTCGACGCCTGTGCCGCGAAGAACTGCCTGCTTTGACAGGTCAAACATGGACGCCACCGTGTTCACGTTTACAGTGAGGAGGGTGTCGTCGGGGTTTGATTCTGTTGGCGCTGAGTTTTCTGAGGCCTGCACGTATGAAGTGATGCCAGTGGTAAGGCGGCCAATGTTGACCGTCATGCCCTGTGCTGGAAGTGCTGCATTCGTTGAGATGTCGAGAACGGGACGTCCTGCGCGGCGCAACGGTGCGAAATCCGAAACGAGGTACTGCGGAATGACAAGGCCGGCGAAGTTGCTGCTGCCGCTGTCGCGCTTTTCCATTGTTTCGCGCTGGTAGCGGCCGATGCGCTCGCGGGCTTCGTAGCTGCCGCCGAACTCTGCGGCGATTGCGTCGGCGAGGAAGTCGTTGTTTCCGCGCTCGTGGTAGGTGGGTTCTTCGCTGATCACGCGGGCGGGTGCTGCTGCGCGGGTTTCAACGATGTCTGAGTCCACTGACGCGGCGAGCTGCGCGGCCTTGGCCTTGCGGACTTCGATGTCTGTGATTTGTTCGATGCGCTCGTCGAGTTTGTCGATTTCAAGCTTGAGGGCCTGAACGTTTGCA